GCTTTCGTTGGAGAAAGGTAAGGATGTCGGTGCCTATAAACTCTAGAGTAGTCAAACAGCAACGGAGTCTCGTCATACGAGCTCATTGGCTGCCTAGCTTCGCCTTCCAAGGGATCTAGGCGGTTTTCAATCTTATAACGAAGGTGTTGAGAGATTGGGCGATTATAGAAGGTCGGTCCGATGATATATGGATATTCTGGCTCCAAATCGTAATCTACTGTCAAGAAGTAGCAACGAACGCCGTCTGGATACAACTCCTTCGGAAACTCGGGAGTATTGCACACAACCGAGTTATATTCATCCAGCAACCCAGGATATTCGCCATCGATCATATCTGGGAGCTGAGTGTAAAGAATCCACTTGGGATTCTCGTCACCCTTGAGTTTTGTGTCTGCTAGAAGCCTTTCTGGGGTTTCAGAGTTCAAAAGCATCCGAGAACCCAGCTTATTCAGTGATGCCTCTGGATTGTGCTCGTAATCCTCCACAAAGGTGCCCATAGGGAATGCACCCTCACTGGGAGGCAAAGTGCCCTTCTGGGGGCGGTCGTGCCCCGCTGGATAGATCTCAGAGCGGTCTGGCAGCAGAACATAGCTGCTTCTGTAGTGAACGAAGCCGTCTTTGTCGTCTTTCTTGTTTGCGTAGCCGATCGGCCCGTAAATCGGGTTACCATCGAACGCCCATCCCATAATTGGAGAGTGTTTGGATAAAGACAGCGGATCGTCGCCCAGAAGGTTAGAAAGCCAGTCTGGACGGCGAACATAAGCATAGTTCGTTCTTACATCCTCTTTGTTCTCAAATACGAACCCGTGACCTTGATCGTAGAACCAATATCTGGAATTGTCGATTTCGTAGTGTCTGTCGTACTGATAGTACTCAATAAGAGCCTCAACAACAGCACCACCACCGATAGGAGTGAATAGTCCGTAAGTTGTCTCTGGATTGTAGTCAATACCGGGATAAACGATATCAACTCCAACGACAGACCCATCCTGGACTTGACATCCAAGAACTGCACCCTTACCACGCCCGCTAGCGTCAACAACCGTTAAGGTGGGTGCATTGTCATAATATCTGCCGCCATTGATGATATCTGTCTTTGTTACCCTACCGAACTTATCAAATGCCAGGGCAATCTCTGCACCTTCTCCAGATGTGATTCTTGCCTCTGCGTTTACCTTATAATCCTTCTCTCTTGCTGTAACAGAGATCGATTTAATGCCATTGTTCTCATCGAGTAGGATTGCCTCTTCAATGACGACATTGTTGACAAGAAGGGTGACTCCTCTAGACGATGTGTATACAATGTTGCCTTCTTCATCTAATACTGGATTTCCTTCCTCATCGATGACAATCTGACCTCGTGTCTTCTGATATCCACTGCCAGGCTCTTTAATGATGTACTTGGCAATCATTCCCTGGTGTTCGTGGTCCGGAGAGACGCAGCTGTAAGCAGGGACGCCGTCAGCAAAGACTCCAATGGCGTCTGTGCCCTTTTCTCTTATCTGTTGGTTGATCTTGCTGTTGTCCTGTATTTCCTGCCTTCTAGGGATGACGTGGAGGTGCTCAGAGGCTTCCATCGACTGACCGACTGCTTCATTGCTGTTTCTGTCGTCAAGCAGCAAAATGGCATTACCTTTATCAGAAATAAAGTCTTCAGTCTTCTCAGATCCTAGTCTTCTCTCCAACCTCTTGGAGAAAGGTCCAATAACGCTGTATGGAAGGTTCGATGCTGCAACAAAGACGTGCTTCTCGTCAAAATAGACTGCATTAACTCCAGCAGTGTAATCACCAAAGTATTCGTGGGCAACGAAGCGATTTGCGAGCGTGGCAAGTTGCTGATCGTGGTTTTCACGGAAAGACGCCATAATTGGCTCTCTGGCATTCAGTCTGCCAGGACCATTGGGGTCTACATCGTCTGTGAGCTCGTGTAAGACGCCTGGATCTCTGATATCGACATCTTCCACCAATCCAAGCGGGAACATCCGTGACAGGCGATCCTCGCCATCAATGGTGACGGTTCCTTCGTAATAGTAGGGTCCGTAGACTTTTGTGAACTGCGGATACGGGTGATCGACTCCTTTATATCCTCTTTCGCATCCAAAGAACTGATTGAAGGATTTGTGGGTGTATGTAATCGCTTCTTTCTCAATAATCAGCACACCACTCTCTGGAAATCCCAGTGTGGACTCTACAGTGATTGTATTGACATCGACACCATCATCTGAGGTGCCGTACATAAACAAATCCCTCGTAAGCATCGTACGGGGGTTTGCGACAGTGTCTCCCTTGATATTGTCCTTCTCAACGAACAATTCATACTGGATTTGGTCCTCGAATGAATATTTGGACGCATAATCGACAATAATCGATCCGTAGATGTTATCTGAGTTGTAAGACTTCAGTTTTAGCTCTTGACCGATAAGTTGATCCGGATCTGCGTTCTGTAACTCCATTGGAGTCAAAACCCAGGGCACAGGAATCACTCTCAGTAGTTTTGACTCATACCAAGTCGATTTTGACGGAATAATCATCCTATCGCCAGGATAGGTGACATCTACATCGTTCTCGGCGAACAGAATCTTGAAGAGAGCCTTAATACCGAGTTTTGTTCCCTTAGATTGGAAAAAGTGACGAATGTGCTTCAAAACCGACGATCTGTCGATTGGAGCAGCCACCATTTTGGAGTCTACCGACTGGAAGAAGGTTTCGTGAATGGTATGGAGGATCGCTGCCATAAAAAGGCAGGAAAGGTTGTAAACTTTCGTTCCTCTGTAGTGTTTTGCCGGTTCTGACCTTTTATAGACGCTTGGATTGAGATAATCGCCTAGAGCAGTCGTCGCAGACGCCCCACGAGTCACATCGTGGCACACTCTACCCTTTCTGTAGCGATACAGGATGATTTCATCGTCAATCAGCAGGATTCCGTTCTCTTCGGGGAATCCATCGCCGTTATCCAGCACCAACTCACCTTCAATGAAGTCGACGATGACATTTTTGGTACCATTCCTCTCTAAAGAGGTTCTGCCGGTGTCAATTGCCTCGTTTTCCTCTGTAACGAAGACAGGAGTGAACACTTCCTCCCTTGCTTCCGACTTTTCGTTGATGTCTTGGAAAAGTGTCGTGCTTTCGACGATTGGCTTGGCATAAGTGTCAAAATCTCTGTAGACACTAAGCTTTTGAAGCAGATTTTGAGAAAAACCGAGTCGTTCCTCGCTTTCTGCCGCCGCAGTCATAAACTCGACGAACCTTTCGTACTGTTCGACGATGTAATTAGGTAATGTGGAGATTACCTGAGAGGAAGGGCTTACAATCTTCTCGTTTGTCATTATCTTGCGATGTTATTGTCTGCTACAGCACCAATCGATGACTGAGCGATGTCTAGTTTAAGGAATACCGACTCTCTGGCGACGACATCCTGGTTTCTTGGGATTACACGCAATTCAATAAGCTCCGAGTCGCTTGTGACGTTGACAATCTTGATTGGATCGTCGTAACCGATGAGTAAGTCGCCAGTTTCGTAGTTGATGCTGCCAAAATAGTTATTAGTGATGACTTTGCGGTTGTTTTCGGTGATGTAGAAGACTCTAACGTTGCCGTTTGAGTCATCTTCCATATAATAGACCTTCTCATCGAAAATTCCATTGACTTCCATCCTAAAACCAGTCGATGAGAGGACCGGACCATCACAATCCTTCAAAAGTGGGTTAGAGAAGCAGACTTCATAGGATGCATAGGTGTTGATGATGGGTTCGACGTCCTTTCTGAGCCTAAAGGCGGTGTTGTTGCGAGTGATTGAGTGATCTGCGTCGTCAATGATGGCAACCATCGTTGAGAATCGCACCGTACCGCCAAACTTGGACACTACAGAGCTATCATTGTACTGAGTAAGGGCAGATTCGACGGCTGCGATGATTCCAGTGGTGTCTTTATTGGTTTTTCTGTCATCATAGTACACAGTTGACACCAATTCAACGTTCACAACGTCTGGATCAATGAATCTGATGTCGAGTGAGGCAATTCTGTACGGGTCGAGGGACTTTTTGATGTAGTTCTTGGTGATTTGAGAAATTTTGTCTCCAGTAGTGGGTTTGATGGAGACATAGATGCGACCATACTGGGGTTCGTCGAGAGTTTCTCCTCCAAAGACATAAATGTCCTCCACAGCTGGGAATATTTGCCTAATAATCGTCTCGTAATCGTCCTCTGTGACGCATCTGTTCTGTGCTTCGTAGCTTCTTGGTGCTCTGAGCTTGATTGAGCTCACATCTTCGGGCTGTGCGCCCGTACTATTCATCGAAGCGGTCAAAATGTTGGCGTTTTCTCTGACAGCAGTGCCGTACGAGTCAATTAACTTGCCAATGAATGAGTAGTTTGACTTATTTTGGATGCCATTGGCGAGTTCACCGGTTGTGACGATGTAAGTGCACTTGATTTTAGCACCACTCTTCAGTTTTCTGCCAAAATACCCATCACCAAAGCGAATTTCATAGTATCCGTCCCTCGTTTCCTCGATCCAGTAGGCCCTGGACTCCATTGTGAGCTTGACGAGGTTATTTGCTTGCTCGTAACTGCGATATATCTTCTCTGTCCCGACTTCTTGCACCTCAACCCGCAGTGTTGTGGTGTCAACGTTCATATTTTTGAGGTAAAATCGCTGTGTGAAGTTGGATTCATCAACTGTAAAGGTTTCCTCGACAACAAACCCCTCATAGGTTTGCAAATTATTGAATCTGACGATGCCAGAGGCACTAATTACACCTGCAATCACTGGATCGACGACGTTGAAAGTATAAGTGTCCTGCCCGTTCCCGGCATTCAGGACTGTACCGGGCTGAATCTCAATATATGTCGGGTAACCTTGGGGATATTTCTCTTTATCAAGTCTGAATTCGACGTCTACAACAGCAGAAGCACAACGTGCAGAGGTAGGAACGTACCCCAACATATTTGCATTCTCTACAACGTTAGTTCTAATCGTAGAACTAGCCAAAAAGCTTTCATTCGCAACCATATTTGTGGTGTACGAATTCAATTGAGCCTGATAAGCAATCAGGTTTAATATAACTTGAAGGTTCGAGCCTGCGAAATCAAAGTCAGTAAACTGTTTGGTGGACCTCAGGTAATTAATGAGGTTTTCTTTAATCTGCTCGAAGTCGACCTCAGTTAATTTTATAGGCCCCGCCATCAGATTCTCGATTTTTAGATATTTATAAGCTATCTCGTAGGCTCTAGGATCTGCTGGACAGTGATTACTCTCTCGAATCCAACGATTTTGTAGATGATTGTGACCATAAAGTGGTTCTGATCTGGTCTTGGATCCACAATAACAGTCTGAAGATCCACACGAGGCTCACCAAACTTAATTGTTCGCTCAATTTCAACCTGTAGCAGTCCAGCAGTGCCTGGATCGATCATATCAAAGAGATATTCTCTAACTCTTGAGCCAATATCTCTATCAAATGGCACTTCTGATGGTGCAATCAGCACCAAATTCTTTAGTGAATTGTTAATTGCCCTCTCGTCCAGCAAAACCGTCAGGTCTTTGGACAACGGATTGGGCTCAAACGCCAAGCTGACGTCAATAAATGTCTTGTCTTTGCGTCTGAGTTGAATTGCCATAAAAAAAGAGGGCCGTAGCCCCCTTATTTATTCCTCATCTTGGACCCATTGCGGGTACTTCTCTTTCAGTTTGCGTTGGCGAGCCTTCTCGAGGAGCACGTCTGCTGCTGGATCAGTGATAAGCACCTTGGTGCCCTGCTCAGCGAACATTGTTTCCTCTAGAAACTCTGGATACGGGTACTCGTTAGCCATAATAGATGCCGTTTTGGTTATTTAGCCGCGCCCTTGGCCACGAGAGAGCTTCCGACGAGGACGAGATCCACGTTTGCAGCTTTTTGTACGGGGACCATCGCCCTGATATGTCTTTTTCTTGTGAGGAACGATCTCAATGTCGCCAGTGTTGCTAAAAATTCGTGCCATTTAGTTGGTTTCCTCTAATGTAGTGAGTTGGTTTTCAATTGCATCCAGCCGATTTAGGATTTCATCCAGAATTTCGGCGATTGGTTGATGCTTCTCACGCCCAGGGGCGCGATATAAGAGCCGTGTTCGCTCAGGTGTTAAGGTCGAGTCCAAAGTATTCTGAGGGTCGGGAGCACTTTCCATTCCAAATGTAAGGAATCATTGCAGTTCGGGCAGCTTCTGGTCCGAAGCGACCCCACATCGAGTAAAAGTCATCGATCTTTGATCGGTTGCAGTCGAAATTTTTGATATTATCTAAGTTCAAAAGCTGTACTTCAGCTTGTACTTCTTCAACAGTCATTGCATAAAGCAGTGGGACAAGGTAATTATAACCGATCTGGGATCAGGATTCAAG